TAACACGGCATTGAAATCCTCTATACTGGATGCCTTTAGAAAACGACTTTGAAAATTAGCAATTGTTTTTGCCAATTCTGTGCCGTCACTGGTATCTCTACCTAAACCGTATAAAAGTCTTGCAGCTGCTATCTGGTTAAGAGAACGGGTACTCTCACGTCCAAAATCAATACCATTATACGCATACGTCTGAAAGCCCCTACCATTCTTATCCAAATTTTGCACTGTATGAACCAGCATATCATAATCCAAACTACCATCATCTTTATATGTTGAAGATAGTGCTGCGATACGTTGTTCATTTATAGTTGTAAACGCCCCAAATGGTTTCTTTGCATTATCAAAAATGGTTTTATAAGTTTTTGAAAAAGGCTCTTGATTTGCTTCTTTTTCAACCTGTTGCATTAAACCCAATTGTTCTTTCATTAATGATACATGTGCGCCTATTGCTTGATTGACATCTAATTGCTTATTATACACAATTGCAAGATATTTATCAGCCATAGTAGCGTGCTCTGAATAGTTAATACCATTCAGATTGGATGTAGATTCCAAGAACCTATTGTTTGCAGCGGTAGCGTCATCAATGGATTCGTGATACTTATATAAGGCATACCCAGCCGCACCAAAAGCGGCAACAAGAGCAGTGACCCAGCCAACTGGGTTGGAAAGCAATGGTAGCAGTTTGGGGAGAAGACCAACTAATTTGGTCATACCAATATAACCCGCCATGCCACCAATAGCGGTACCAAACATACTGGCAGTGCTTCCTTCTTCACCAACCATAGAACCCAAATACGCACCACCAACACCACCAAGCATACCAGCAGCTCCAGCTGCGCCCATCCATAACGGTGCTAAATGGTTTGGGTACATAGACTTAAATCTCTGTACTACTGCTGGAGAGTAACCACGAGATTTAGCCACCCAACTTAATGGCATAATTGTAGCTAAACCACCCCTAAAACCGCGTTGTGCAGTAACGGCAGCTGTAATATTTTTAGATAGCAATCCATACTGCATAGATAATTGTCCAATAGCACGAGCACCTGCCAAAACAAATGAACTAAAGTTCAATAAAGATCTAAAAATTCTTAATGGTATCAATACAGCAGATAATCGAACCTGCCACTCTAACCACAGTTTTACAAAACCACCAAAACGATTATACAATTCAATTAAGGTGAACAAAAATTCTTTCAAGAATTTAATAATGTCTAATGTGAGTGTACCCATCTCACGAAGAGCTTTCTTCGCCTCATCAGTCTTTAACCAAGCTGTAGTGCTGGTAAGCAACTCTCGAATGGGGCTATTCATCTCTTCAAACACTTGCATACCAGTTTCGGTAAATGCAGATGTTAATTGATACCAAAGACCCTGAATTGTATTTTTCTTTTCCTCAGCCAGTTCGCCAACTAATCCGTCTGATAAAAAGTTCTTTTCTACAATCTCATTCCACTTATCGACATTCATAGCAAGTGATACAGCACCCTGTGCCGCAGTTTTGTGGAACAATTTATAGAAATCATCTACATACAAATCAGCGTTTTTAAGATCCTGGAAGATTTCAGTTAATGGCCTTACACGTCCCGATTTATCAGTACGCGACACACCAATGCGCTCCCAGTTTGTTAACTGTTTCTTTGTTGGGTTTACAATATTTGCCATAATAGTACGCAATGTCGTACCTGCCTGTGAACCCTTAATACCAGCGTCACCGAGAATACCCATTGCAGCAGTAGCTTCTTCAAAAGAAACACCACCAGCAGACAAAAGGCTCGCAGAATACTTATACGCTTCTGCAATTTCAAGCAAAGTTGTATTTGACTTTGTAAAGGTCATGGTCATAATGTCAGCAGCACGCCTTACCTGACTGGGATCAATGCCATATCCAGTCATAATATTGGTAACAACGTCAGCCGTCTCACCCAAATCTGTATCACCGACCAACGCAATATCAGCAATTGGCGCAATTGATTTATTAATTGCCTCTACATCAAAACCAGCCATAGCCAAGAATTTACTTGCATCTGCTACTTGCGGTGCAGTAAACTTTGTTTTGACACCAACATCACGCACAATACGCTCCATCTGTGCAAAGCGTTGTGCAAATGATTGTGGATCTCTATCATGGGTACGCAGAATATTACGGGCAGTTGCCATAAGGTTGTCATACTCGGTGGCTTCCTTAATAGTGCTTCCTATCAATGAACCAAGGCCAGTAATACCATAAGCAATACCCATACCCTTAACAAAATCTAACGCACCAATACCGCCAGTATCTATCATAGTATGTCCAAGTGTATTATAGACTTGGTTGCCAGACATAGCGTATGGCTTTATTGAAGTACGCGATGATCTTCCTGAAGTAATTACGCCTCCACTACGAGAACGTGAACTGGAGGTCTTACCACCACCTGAAGTGCTACCAGCAGGTGCCGCACCTGTAGTGACATTTAATGCAGCAGTTTTCTTTGCCAAACGATGAATCTTCTCCAGTTTAGCAATAGTAGCATCCAATTTCTTGTTCACCTTAGATGTGGCAATATCCAATACAGGTGCCTTGCGAGACATCTGATTGAGTTTGTTTGTCACGGCCTCTATCTTCTTCTGAAAGGCGGTAAGTTGCTTGCCAGCCTGAGACAACTTGTTGGTTGCCTGTTGAAAGTTGGTAAGTGCCTGTATCGCCGCTTGTGACCGGACATTTATGTCATAATTTACTACATAATTTTCTGCCATTGTTTATTGAATTATGTTTCTGAAGAATAGAGCCTACGAGAACATTTTGGTTAATAAAAGAATGCCCCATTACCAAGAAAGAGGCAATGGGGCAAAAAGGAGATGTTATGAAAGAAGCCCAAGTGTGTTTGCTTGTTGTGTACGTAGTTGGTGGGCATCCAACCATTCTGCGTCATTGGCCATTATAGCAAATTCTTCATCACTTAAACTGTCAACATCTGTCCCTGGGAAATAGTGCTTGATTAAGATAAGTTTGTGCCTTAAATAGTCATCGTCTTTTACTTCCCAGGCTTTGATAAATTTACTAACTTACCATGACGCATTTCGATGATCTTAGTCAACTGACCCATCAAACCGAAGAGGAACAGTGAATCGTCATCTACAAGGTCTTGATCTCCACCCAAGAAACAGTCCTTTGCCAGATTACGCATTGCTACAGCCTGATTGCTCTGTGCAGCAGCAAGGTACTTACTGAATGCCTGGAATGAAGGCTGACGGAAATAGCCGATATAAAGCGGTTTCTCGTCATAATCACCACCCTCTACGCAAATAGGGTACACTACACGTAGCTTTGAATCCTTTTCCTTCAACGAGGCTACGGTTTTCTCAATTTCTTTCTGTACTTCAGGAGTAATCTCTACCTGATTTACTTCCAATACTTCGTCTCTTTCCATAATATTCTCGATAAATTTGTGAATGTTTTATAATGAATAGTGTATGTGTTGCTTAGTGGTTTGAAAAATGGGTGGATATTTTCATACCCACCCATCACGATAAACACTTTATCTAACAATTATGGAACGATTATTGAGCAGAAGTGCTTGGAATAATCTTGAATGGATTGAGGTCAAACTCCTTTGTGATGTTGGTATCATCCTGACTGGCCTCCATGCCGTCTTCAGTGAAAAGACATCCTTTCAATGTTACGGTTTCAGTGGTCCAATCATCTGTGCCCAACTCGTTTGCCCAAGAAACCACTAAGTCAAACTCGCCCAGAGCCATTAGAGTGCCCTTCAAAGCTCGCAACTGCACCTGTGTATTGTAGTCCATAGTGATTGATGCCGTATATTCACGGTTTCCAAATCCTCTATTTACAGGCTCGCCACCCAAACCATAGTTGGTCTTCACATTGCGCTTGATATTCCACTTGATACCAGAAACACCCTGTAAAATCGTTGGGTTAGCATTGCTTGAACCAGTCAAAGCAGGTGCGGTCAACTCAATCATTGCCCAAGAGTAGGCTACGTTATTTACTATTGTTGCCATTTACCTTATTGCTTTAATACAAGACCTTCAGTTACCTTAATAGTTTTAGCAGTTCCAATAGGAACCATCGTGTACTGAATAATCAGCGTGTCATTTTGCAAGATGTTCTGATTAGCTGGAATGGTTACAGCACCAATACCGCTAATTTCCTCAGCTGCTACCATCGCGTTCAGAATGTTAGTAATCAGATTGGTGAATACTGTAATCTGAGCAGTTGAAAGGTAGCCGGTTGCTGGATCAACTTTGATTGGAGAGTTTACGTAAGGGAGTAAAGCTGCACGAACAGACCTACGAGACTTGTTGATTACTCGGTTACGAGCAATAGTGCGATAGTCACCATTTGAACAAGTAGAATCTCCAGAGAAATACACATGACCTTCAAGACCCGCATATTTAACGAGGAATACGTAGCCCAACTCTTCAAGATTGTCCAGCTGAATCTGTGACAATGAAGAATACTTGGTAGAGTTAGTCAGCTTAGAGTCAACAACCTCTGCGTTACCAAAACCAAACTCAACATCTGGGAAGTAATTGATGAGGTCGAAGTGCTGTACCCAACCGATAGATTCAGCCACACTTGCTTGGGTTAAACAACCAAGAGCAGCACCTACAGTACCTACTGGAGTCTTTGATTCAAGCGCAATCTGCATCGCAGATACATCACTGTCGAGACCTTGACCCAACAGAACTGTGACGTAGCGAGCATCAATTACGCAAGTTGGGATTTCACTCCAAACGATTGTGCTATCTTCACCAGTAGCAGTCTTTACCTTTGCTGAGTTAGCACAAAGCAAGATGCTTGCTGGAGCGTTATAGTTGTTGGCCATATTTTCTGCGACAGACTGCAAATCGCCTACAATCGCAATGCTATACTGTGAAGCAGACTCATCCATCTTCTTCCACAAGTTTTGCTCAGTCCATACACCGAATTGGTTAATGATACCGAAAGAAGCCTTCTGCATATCAATTAACGCATCCCAGTTCTGTGAACAGTCAGCAAACATGACAAACAAACGACCAGAGCCACCAGCTAACTTGAAGAAATGCTCGATATGGTAATAAGGAATGCCATGTAAGAAATCCTTGCTTGTTCCATCCTCATCCATTTCGCCGGTATAAGCAGTGATACCAGCAGCAATAGCGTCATCAAGACTGTTTAACTCAATTACGTTGTCCTTCAATGATTCTGCTAACGTAGCACCAGGACCCTTAGTCCAGAAATCTGGCTGAGCCGAAATGTCAAATAACAAACCGCATACCTTCTCGGTCAAATTAGAAATTTCTTTTCCAATATTGCCATCGGTATCAGTCATATATACGCCACCTAATGCCATTGTTTATTATGATTTAGAATTATAAAAGGGATTTTTGTAAAGAATAGCGTTACCACGCAATGAAGGTTTAGCACTTGGAGAGAACACGCGACCAGTAGTGCTGACATACAATTCAGGCATATTGTAGAACGCCTTCAAAATACTTTGCACATTGGCTGGAATGTCCTTCTCTACAGGGGCCTTCTTTGCCGCACTCGCTTTAGGCTTTTCAACCTGCTCTGCTGGTTGCTCCACCTGCGCTTCAGGCATCTCTTCACTATTCTCTGGTTGAGGCTGTTCAACAACCTCTTCAGTTGTTTCTTGTGTTGTTTCTACCGCAGTTGGTACATTTTCAGGAGACTCAACTACCGCTGTTTCTACTGCGGGAACTTCTGCTTTCTTCTTTGCCATAATAGTTAACTAAAAAGGGGAATGGAGCCTGTCCCTCCACTCCCCAGGTTTATATAATCTATACTGATTTCAATTAAGTTGTAGCCTTGTACGCAGTCCAAACTACGATTTCAGAAGGAAGTACGATGTTAACATCGACCTTCATACGCATCTGGAAGAAGTACAACTCAGAGTTAGCTTGCAGACGCTCAACCTTTACAGACTCTTGGTCAGTAGCGTAGTCAACACCCATCCACAAACATGAATCCATACCGGTAGTGAACTTGCCGAGGAAGATGGTGTGCTCTGGAATACCATTAATCACAACGATCTTCTTACCCTTGAAGCGGTACTTGTTCACGTCAGCATTTTCTGAATACTTCACGTCCTTTGCAGAGAGATACTGGTCGTAAAGATCCCATGCCTCCCAGCCCATAACGAACTTCAGAGCATTAGACTTACGAAGATTCTTAGGACATGCGAGCCACATAGCATAGAGAGCCTTCTCTACCTGCTCACCAGTCATAAGAGTAGTATCACCAGCTACGATAACCTGACCACTTGCCTTCTCGTTAGTGTCTGTGCTATTGATGTTAGTGATTACGCGAGCAACGGCACCATCGAAATACTTCATAGGGCCGGCAGCAGACTCACCACCAATTACAGTGCTATCAGCAGGTGCGGTAATAGACTTGTCATCGCCGCCCTTCTTGCTACACCAAATACAGTCACCAAGATACTCGTCCTTACGGTCAATTAAGAGGTGAAGCATAGTTGCCTGTACCTTTGGATCAAGCTCACGGAAGATAAGCTCGCCTTCTGGTTGGAAAGGCTTCCAATACTCCTCAAAATCACGAGGATTAAACTCAAGATATACCATGAAATCCTGTGGCTCCAAGTAACGCTCAGAGTGAGTGTACTGGTTCAGGCCATCTGCACCAACACCACCTTCAGTAGAAGTAGGAGTAGGCTTGTTGTCCTGAATAATCTTACCAAGCGATACGTGAGGAAGCGTAAACTTCTTTTGTACGCCAGGCTTAATATGCACAAGACCTTCACGGAAGGTGTCATTACCTTGCGCGGTATATACCAGCAAATCCTCTAAGACTTCACCTGCATAGGTATTACCTGCATAATTAATTGTTCCTGCCATTTATTTGTACTTTTTAGAATTTCTTAAATTCAACTTCGCCGACAACAGCCTGAACCTTCTCGGCCATCTTCTCTTCTGCTGTCTTCATTGCGTCCTGAACATGACTAATGTTCTCAGGGTCATTTGCAATCTCCTTGCTAACCTTGTCACGACCTGGGATTGATGCCAGGGTAGCTTTTACCATCTCAAAGTTGGTGTTAGCCATTGCAACCCATGACTCCTTAGCAGACTCATCAATTTTGCCGGCCTCGATAGCCGCCTGTACTGTATTCTCGATCTCAGCCGCCAAAGCTGCCTTCTCAGCATCCTGATACTTCTGTAAAGAAGCCTTCACTTCAGCAAGTTCATCGCCCATGTTCTTAACTTCAGCTTCCTTACCTTGATACTTGATTTGCAACTCGCTCAACTGTGACTTGACATCTTTCAAATCGCTTTCAGCTTTCAGCAAATCGGTAATACGGCTGGAAACATTCGCTACAGGAACATCGTTAGAAAAACCAAGCTGTGCGCATACAGCACCAAAACTTACATTTTCTTTGTTTTCCATTACTTTTTGTTCTTGAAAATTTTGTTCATTTTGATTATGAATAGCAACTAACTTCTCCAGAAGTTTATTTTCATCAAGTTCTTCTGCCATAGAAGCCATGATGTCACGTAAAGAAGTTGCGCTTGTCACACCTTCAATTTGATTTTTAACTTTATCGCATACCTGTTTTGAGGTTTTCAAAATATTAGTTGCGGGGAGAATACCGGCTGCTACAGCTTCTTTTGCGCTGAAATAAGTCCCATCAGCATCACCTTCACCATCCATGATACTTCTAACCTTTTCCTTAGTAAGACCGAAGCGTTTTTGATATATAGTCTCCAACTGACCTCTAAAGGCATTGAGCATATTCTTTACCGTTTCGTCATCAGAGTCCTTATCATAAATGAAAGGATTGTGAATCATGAGGATTGAATAATCGTGCATATAAAGATGGTCTCCAGCGGCCCAGATAACGCTACCCATCGAAGCTGCAATACCTTCAATTACACAATCCACTTCAATAGGACAAGATTGAATAATTGAGAATGTGCTCATTCCATACATGACGGAGCCTCCATCAGAATTAATAAGCACAACAATCTTAGAAGGTTGCACACAATTCTGAAGCCACAAGAACTCTTCATTAAAGCATTGAGTCGAATAGCTATCTACAGGACCAAAAAAGCGGATTATAGCAGGTGCATCTTTAGAAGCCTTGCCTACAACATATTTCAATTTGTTTGTGTCCATTGTTTTCTTTGATTTTCTGAAGAATAGAATTTGTTGAAATAAAAAGTTGTAAAAATCACATGATTATTAGGCACTAAAACCTGCCGCATCTTCAATAGTTGGAGATTTATGATTGTCATGACCATCAGTATTGCATTCCTGATTTTGGTCTGAGTGGTTTGTAAAGGGTGGAGCTACTATATATCTATCCACATAATTCTTATACCGATACGAAGAATATTCTGAAAACCAAACCTCATAATCTATCCAAAATGGTTGCAGCCCATCATCAAAAGACTCTGGTTGGTCAAAATATGTTAGTTGGAACCTTTCTGTTAATGCTGGAAATTCATGTTTGCGGTCTTGAATCGCAGCATTGATTCTTTGAAATAGTTCATAGCCTTCCAGTTCATGATCTGTATCGCTGTTATTTAATCGGTTAAGAACATATTGAATACGCATAGTCGCGCGACCTTCACCAATACGTGATTGTTGCACTAAATAATAAACATTAATAAAGTGCAAGAATACGGCAGGGAAAGCAATGGCGTACTCTTTGTTCCACTTGTTATTTTTCAAGCGACTTAGTTGTCCATTATTTAACTTTATGGTACGGAACAAAGGTGGACTATCAGGGTCATTCTCATTTAATTTGAGGTCTCCTAATATATTTTTTACAGCCCTATACACTTCGCATAAAGCATTAGTCGTGTACAATTCTTTCTCTTGACTGATAGGGCTATCATTGACGGCTTGCTGGATGGCTTGCACATCCTCTTGTTCAAGCGGTTTATATTTATCTACTATCATTTAGGAAATCCGCTAAATATAACTGTCGATAACTGCATCAATTTATCTTTTAATACGGTAGAGTGTCCGATATACTGTCTTTGTATGCTACGAACCCCAGTGTGGCCGTATGTATATGTTCCACTTTTTGCGTTATGGACTGCCGCATAACAAAAACCGCGATGGCGTTTGGTGTGCTTAAATCCATTTGGGTCTGTATAAATCCTCACTCCAGAAGGAGAAGATTTATCAGATATATGTTTCCATTTTATTGAATTTTTCAATGAAGATGTTTCATTGAGCAATGGATGTTTTTTTCTATCCCGGCGTGGCCTCCAAGGTAAGGAACCAGAAGTGTTTAGACGTTTCAAATCAAATGACTCTTTGAAAATTGAGACAGCAGCTTTTCCGGCTTGCACTTCAAAGTTCCAAACATTCACTTGAAATTTGTGAGGCAAATGTCTCCATTGAGCAATCATTTGCTGTGGCGAAATAGGAATGCCGACAACTTTTTTAGCCATTGAAATACTTTGATTTGATTCTATTAGCTGTTGACTGCAATACTTCAACATGTTCACTTTGAATTTGGAAATATGGATGCTCGTCTGAAAATATTCTCCCACCCAGTGCCACGCTTTCCTTAAATGTTGGATTGAACCATTCTGGAACCTCTGGTATTCTAATGGCTGCGTTTTGCACATCACGTATCTGGCCGACAATACTGTCTTCCACCAAGTAACAACGACACGCATGTTCAATAGGTGGAATTAACCAAGCGGGGAAAGATGCTTTCGGCGCAGAATAACCTTCATATTGTAAATGCCAAGGTCTTACACGCTCATCCCCTTGCGTCATATATGTTAAGACTGTATTATTAGAAATGAACAGTAATTGTGCGGCCACAATCATAGCATATTCAGCATCCTGATTCTCAATTAAAGCATATCTATCATTGTATTTTGAGAAAATTGCAAAAATCTCATCTTGCTCTTCCTCTTCAAGTTCTTCCATATTTTCAATTTCTGGAAGTTCCTGAGCCATTTGATATTCTTCCGCTACTGCAAAATCTACCAAATTATCAATAGCGGCCACAATGATATTGCGTTTCGCTTTATCTTGCTCCGACAACCCATCTTCTGCATTACGAAGCAGCTCCAATGCTGTATCATATTCCAGTCCAAAACCTTCAAGCGCGTGATGAATTGCGAAATCAGCCCTTAAAGCCATCAATTCCTCCATCACTTCCCAAGATTCCATATCATTAGGAATACTATCAAGCAATTTTTCAAATATAACCAAGAGGGCCATAAATTCTTCTTTATGGCGATTATCATCTTGATTAGGCAACTTATTTGCTTGCACACTGGAGAGAGAAGCGTTGCCTATCGCTTCCTCTCCTTTAGAAAATTTACAGCACCACGATGTCTGCCGTATCTTTTATAGTATTCTTCATCAGACATACGGTATGTGTCATCACCACCTCTGGCTCCGACTCCACCGACATTCGGATTCTCCAGGTTTAATTGCCGACCAACAGTAACACCAAACACCTTTTCAATTTCATCTGCTGCAATTTCATAACGCTCTGTCAAGAAAGTGTAAAGGTCAATTTGGTCTTTGTTTGACATCTCTAAACGCTTTGAATACTTGAACTCCAGTCCATCTTCAATATACCCCATTGCTACTAAGCGAGGTATAATCTCTTCATTCATGACATTTTCAATATATTCACGATATACCTCTACGCGGTCACGGAAAATATCTTGATGTGCATTGGTTGCACCAACATAAGATTGGGTGGCACCAGCCATAGACTCAGAACCAAGTATCAAATTTGACACTTCCTTATCAACGACCTCCATCAACCCAGTAAAAACTTTCTCTGAATTAGACATGGTAAAAGTCTTAATATCAACTTCATCATTCAGACCAGTTACAATTACCTTATTCTGTGCGGCACTTGCAATGTCATTTGCAAGGCGTTTACGGTCTTGCGAATTATCAGACTCTGTTTTACCATGAATAATCGGTTGGCCATAAGTATGACTAAAATTCACATAATTAGCCAACGTGAACTTCTTAGCAAGAATTAGAGGGGTTGTAGCAGAAAACAAACCAAGTGTTCCTGAATTAATAAGCACGTAATGATTATAATATTGCGGAGACTCAAAATCCCACCCAGGACTCCATATACCCTGTCTGCGAACAATACGTTTCTGATCTGGGAGAACATTGCGTCTTTCAATAATATTAACCTCTTTAAGTTTTCCAGTCTTCTCATCAATATCTGGCAAAATTTCTAAGGCAGTAAAACCATAGAGTTTAGATTCCACGATACCTTTTATGATTTTAATAAACTGGGTGCCTTGTATCTTTCGGGTTGCAGCCACATCCTTCACATACTTACCCTTTTCATTTTGGCGAGCCAACATGTAGCGTTCTCCCACGATTTGAGATTCAAGCGTTTCAAGCACGGCAGATAAGTGCGCATCCTGTTGAACGCACGCATCATATAAGTCAATTAACTTTCCACGATCATCTAACACCGTGCCATTGACCACCTGATTCTGTACAGACTTGAAACGACAATATCGCTCAATCTCCCTGACATATTCCTGAATCGTTTTTTTGCTGGTTCTAAATATACTCTCCAGCAAATCAACATTGAATTTTTCTTCACTATTAACAGTAGCCATTATATTCTTTTTTTACAGAAGAATAGGTTAAATGACCGCTTTTCGTTTGCCAAAATGGAAATTTCAAAATTTCACTTTACCTAATTGGAATATTTGAAATAAAAAATCCAAATACTTAAAACATTGATATACAGATATAGAATAAAAATAAATATGTTAAAAGTATAGATTTTGTTTTGCTACTTTCAATATATTTATTACCTTTGCACTCGAATGGTATATTCATCATTAATTAAATTACAATAATATGAACGGATTTGATTTTTACCGTATTAAAACGGAGTGGGTCTCAGAAAGAGACGGAGGAAACTTGGCAAAAGTCAAGACAGAAGAATTGGTGTATGTTTCAAGCTACACTGAAGCGGAAAAAGTGGCTTACGCTATCGCTGAAAGTGAAAACAGAACCCAGTTTGGAAGCATTAACATTGAAATCATCAAAACGAAGATTACAGAATTGGTGTACAGTGATGTTTTAGCACAAGACACAGATATGACTGCTGGACTGATCTGCAATTTCTTTGAAGAGGATGAAGATACCGGCGTTGGTCTGTATTGCGTAAAGGTTATGTTTATTGAGGTTGACGAAAAAACTGGAAAAGAGAAACGCTCAAATGAAAACATTTACGTGCCAGCCATTTCCAACATTGAAGCCGCACAATATGTACGCGAATATCTTAAAAAGGTAGGAGAAATGCGTGAGTTTATCGTGCGAGACACTAAATTTGACAAAGCTGCTGCAATTCTCTGGCCGGCAGAAGTACATCAGGAAAAAACAAGACTTATTGGAGCTTAATGTTCCCCAAAATTACTGGAAAGCCTATACAATTAACGTGTTCAGAGCCGGCGATTCCAGAGTTTCCCGAATTGCTCTTTGGGAGTTCAATTGATAATGACATCTCAGTCTTTGATGCCACTGCATATCTTCAAAACAAAGGACTTCAATTAACTGTAACAGCGTTCTTCAAACAATACGAAGCACTCATCAAAAACTTGATACGTTCATATAATATGGATGAAGAACAAGTATGCAAGCTAAATCATGAAGGCCACTATTTAATTGACGGTAACTTTGCTTACCTTTTCATCTCTTTTGTCGAACCTGATTTCTTAGCATATATGTGTGATAGAATCCATGAGCTATTCAGTAATGGATTTTGCATTTCGGACACATATCTTGTACAAGCAGCCAAAAATAGGCTCACTAAGAATGTTATGGACACGATATTAGAGTATGAGCAAAATCAGTAGTCAATCAAAAAGGGTTTTAGTATTCAACCCACTCAAAAAGCTCATTGCTATTTACCAATCCGCATTTGCTGCCTCCAGATCATTTGGGGTTCAAAGACCATCAATTGCATCTGTATGTACAGGTATTTCTATGTCATGCAAGGGTATGTATTTTCGATACCTTCAAGATGACATAGAAGTTACATTTGAAGATCTTGGTACATTGAGACTGGAAGAATACGACCAATTATGTGGAGTTAAGCGACAACTTTACAAAACTAAAAACATGAGTCGCAAAGGAACAAAATATAAAACCAAAAACAAAAGGAGTTATGAAAGTACAGATTGTAAACAAGTCAAAGCATGAGTTGCCTAAGTATGCAACAAAGTTATCAGCAGGTATGGATTTACGTGCGAACATTGACGAACCCGTAGTGTTGCAGCCAGGAGAAAGACGTTTGATTCCTACAGGCATACACATTGGTCTTCCACAAGGATATGAAGCACAGGTTAGACCTCGTAGCGGATTGGCACTAAAACATGGCATTACGTGCCTAAACTCACCGGGAACAATTGATGCAGACTACACTGGAGAGGTAGGTGTAATTCTCATCAATCATGGACATGAGCCATTCACCATCAACGATGGAGACCGCATTGCACAAATGGTAATTGCAAAATTCAAAAAGGCAGCGTGGGTCGAAGTGGATGTATTACAAGACACTGAACGTGGTGATGGTGGCTTTGGGCATACAGGAAAACAGTAATTAACAATCAAACAAGGGCACATTGCCAATAGTGGTTATGTGCCCATTTTTATAATTATGGGAACTATTAATCATACAATAACAGTAGAAAGCAAAGAGGTGCTTGTCGCTGAGCTTAAAAAGCATAACGAGCTATATCGTAAAGGTGAACCAATTATTTCAGACACAGAATATGATTCTATGGTCGAAATATTGCGACAAATGGATCCTGACAATGAATGGTTTCAAACAGTTGAACCAGGTGTAGTCAACGCTGGCCGCAAAGTAAAGTTGCCTATTCCAATGAAATCGCTCGATAAAGTTAAGAGCCTTCCAGACATTAAGGGGTGGCTAAAATCATTGTCTATCAATGATAACGAAACAATTATAATTACACCTAAATTTGATGGTTTGTCACTTCTATATAGCTACTCACAAAACAGAGCTTTTTCAAGAGGAGGTGCTGAAAATGAAGGTCAAGATTGTACGCCGCATTACAATATGTTACAAACCACACAAGTAAACGCAACCAGACTTTGGGATTGCGTATTCGGAGAGTTTGTATTTAATCGAAAACAATGGGAAACTTATTTTGCTGGCAAAAACTCACCAGAAACAGGCGATAAGTATAAATCACCACGCAACACAGCAGCAGGTTTCCTCAATCGAGACGTTCCATCAGAACTCATCAAACATATTGATTTCTATAGATATGGCATTGACGCTTATTCATTAGAAAATTTTGATACTTATAAAGACGTATTGTTAGAGCTATGTACAACATTTAATCAAGAACCATTATTCGGTACGGTCAAAGCACAGGACCTATCTGAAGAACTGCTGCATGAATATTTCAAACAATTCAGCGAACAGTATTACATTGATGGATTAGTATTATACATCAATGACCTTGACATTTGGGACCGCATTGGCAGACATCAATCAACAGGCAACCCAATGTATGCAATTGCCTACAAGCACCCGGACTTTACAGACAGCTTCCAGACTACTGTCAAAGGAATTGCCTGGAAGGTAAGTAAGAGTGGAGCGTTAAAGCCAGTTGTTAACATCGAAACGGTTGATACAGGAGATTGTAATATGGAGAATCCAACAGGATATAATGCAGCTTGGATCAATGATCATGAAATTGCCGCAGGTGCAAAAATACTCGTTACCCGTTCTGGTGGTGTGATTCCAAAAATTCTTTGTACTCTTGAACCAGCAACGACTGAAGAACAAGAGGCATTATGGGACAACCTATCAGAATGCCCCCATTGCGGTGCGCCAACAGCATGGAATGAAAATCATGTTGAGTTGTGTTGCACGAACAAAGAATGTTCAGGCATCCAGTTGGCGAAGATGGTGTTCTTCTACATTACGTGTGGAGCAGAGAATGTCGGCGAAGAGACATTAAGTAAAATATACAATGCCGGATTTACAACAATTCCTCAGTTGTTAAATATTACATTTGATGATTTGATGAATATTGAAGGATTTGGAGAAAGTATCTCCAATATAATTCTTGACAACAATCGCAAGATTAAAAACGGCATAGATATATTTACCTTAATGCACGCCAGCGATTGTTTTGCCGGTATTGGTAAAGTTAAAGCTCAGAAAGTATTGGATGATATGGGGCCAGAAATGGCAGAACTATTCTATAGATTAGAATCCCCGCCATTAATCCCAGCCAACCCCGCCTATGATAATTTGTCCAAAACCCAACAAGCATTTGAAAATGGAGTCTACCCATTCTACAAATTTGTATCAGAAGTTAAAATACCAATTCTACGCCCGAAGAAAAAGGTAATTAATAATAATGGTACCTGTGCCGGCATGAGCGTTTGTTTTTCGGGAATACGTGACGCTTCACTGGAATCCGCCATTACCACACAGGGAGGGACGATAGCTTCAGGGGTTAGTAAAAAAACAACTCATTTGATTGTCAAAGACCCCAGTGGTTCATCAAGCAAAATAACCAAAGCAAAAGGATTGGGCATACCAATTTTATCAATAGAAGATTTTAAGGCACTTATGTAACGAAATGGGAGAGATTGCTCTCCCATTTTTATTTCCTGTATATCAACGCAAAACAAAATTTTTTATATCATTTGCACAGATTTTTGCTATATTCTTTGGTAATATCATTTTCTCTTTGTACATTTGCACCAGAAACTGAAACAAATATGTGATATGGCAAAGAAAAATCAATTAACAACAAGCGACTACCTGGAATATCCAGAGTATGAAAGGTTGCTTACTTGTCTTCACGATGACAATGAGTTTCTGTGGGAATTATACGCACGATTAGGTTTCTGCACTGCTTGTCGAGCATCAGACATCTTAAATTTTCGCTGGGTTGACATTCTTGATAGAACAGAACACGTTGTTGTAGAACAAAAGACAAAGAAAGCCCGTAAACTATCATTTAACCAATCTGTTCAAAGAAAACTTAAAGAGTTGTACAATTTGCTTGGAAGGCCATCGAAAGATGAGTTTATTTTCATTAGCAAAACAACTGGAAGGCCATTGACGATACAGTATATTAATCAAAAGTTAAAAGACTTTAAGTATAAATACCGTATCAAGATTGGAAACTTTTCAACACACACATTTAGAAAGACATTCGGCAGATATGTATATGATACGCATAATCATAGCGCAGAAAGTCTGATACTTCTT